ATTCAGTGTGTTTTCAAAAGCCTTGACCTTGGTGGCCATAGAATCTCTAGCCCTAATACGTTGCTTAATATAAGAATCGTTGCGTGCAAGCAATGAGTTCAATTCTTTGGTGTAGGCGTCTGTCAGCCGATAAGCCGCAAACGCTTCATTGGAAAAAGAACTGCCCACTGATTTGCGATAGTTCACTTCAATAAAACCCTCAAGTTGAGAGTTGAAGCCAACAACGTCAGCGTTGAGCTTTTCAAGCTCAAACTTTGCAACGGTAATTTCGGCCTTGACTTTTTCGACTTGGTATTTTTGCCCCACCGCGTCAATGCGGGCCTTAACCCTTATAGACAATTCATCGTCAACCTCTTTGCCAAGCGCCAACACATCGTCAAGCGCTTTTTCCGCCTTAGGTCCAGCCGGGATTAGTTGCTTTTTGATACGCCCCGTGGTCGTGACGGCAGGCAAAGGGTTCACGCGGTACTCGTCTAAAACATCATTTCTAATGTCTAGGCCGTTGATACGGTCAGCGCGGTCCCTAATCTTTTGCACCCGTTCAGACACCGGCAATGGTGGTGGTGGCAAAGGCATTTTCTTGCCCACTAAATCAAGATTGTTAGGGCCAATAAACTTGTGGCCCCTCACGGTCAACATGGGCCCAATCTCGCCATGGTCCCTTACCATGATTTTTCGGTAGTCTAAATCTGTTTTGCCAGTCACATCACTAAAACCAAAACGGTCATCAATGGCCTCATGGGTTTTGTCAAGCAACTGGCGGTCAATGACCTGCCCGGTATCTGTGTCACCATAAATTGGCATCTCGCCACAGTCACAGCCTGGGTGGATAGGCAACAGCTCACCCTTACGGTATCGCTGTGTTGAAGCGGTGTAGCACAACGCGCAATTCTCAGAGCCCGTCAAGGTCCTCAGATAGCCCACCACGTTGTCGTTTGCTTTGCGAGAATATAAAGACGCCTCACGCCGCGACAACTGTATTTCGGTCCTAGCCAACTGGCGGGCGTTCATCGAACCCACGTTGAGGGCGTCAGTGAAAGAGTCACCCTTGGCCAGCGCCATCCTCATTTGTACAAACGGCCTGGAATATACGTCCACCGCGTTCGCCCCATTGCGCAAAGCCTTTGTGGACAAATCGAGAGCCGCCAAACTTGGGGCAACATACTTTTTTCCGGCCAGCTGTGCCACCTGTTGAGCGTAGGCGATAGAAACCTGTGCGGACTTAGCCTTCACGCCCATCAAAGCCGGGCCCAAAGTGTCAGCGAACCGGCTGATATCTTTGTCCCTCCAAGAACCTAACCCTGTGAAAGAGTTACTCGCCAAACGGCCAGCGTCATCCAACAGGGCAGTTGACACTTGGTTGTAGCCCTCAGTAATTGCCTCAAGCTGTGTCACCCGTTCCCCCAGTCAAAGATTGCGCGAAAATTGCTTCACCAGCACGTTGAATTTCCATGTCAGCAACCTCAGCCGGCGAAAATTGTCCAACCAAAGTCATCCTGGACCGGAAAGGCATATCAACAAACTTGGAACTAGCGTCAGCCCGTTCAGCCAGACTGTAACGCTCTGGAGAATACCAGATAGGTTCTAGGTCCAAAAGTTTTGCCCGCGTTTCGTCGCCCACAAGCAGAAACATTAGCGACATAACCTTAGACCACCCAGGTGTCACCCGGTCAATGCGGTCCTGGGTTTTGAACACTAAACCTTCACGCGCCAAAGCGGCACCCTCAGCGCTACCGTTAGCGCCCTCAGGGGTCAGATAGTGCATAGGTGTCCTGGTCACAGCCGCAAAGTCTTGAATGTCAGCGCGAACCCCAGACAGAATACCGTTGATATCGGCCTGCCCTAGTTCTGAAACGTCAGCACCCTCAGGAATCATCCACAAAGAGCCCGCAGACGAATCAAAGACGCCTTCATAATCAATTTCGTTGCCGTCAGCGTCGTGTGTAGGAAAATCGCCCTTGAGGACTCTTTGCCTGAACGCCTGTGTGGTCACAATGACCAGTCTTTGCAAAATCATGTGGTTGATACGGTCAAGAATGTCTGTGTGGGTTTCGTATTCGCCAGCGGCGTCAGCGTTGGTGAACTTGACCACAGGAATTTGGCCTAACGGGTTCTCTCGAATCCCGTCAGCGAGCATCTGCCAGTCTTCAACCTTGTACACATTTGTGTCGTCAGGCTTTTTGAAAACCTCGATGCGGTCCGCATAGTAGAAATAGGCGTAGTGGTAGCCGTCCTCAGAAAAGACCTTGACCGCCTCAGTGACCTTGTTGATATTTGTGGGGCTTGTGGCGGCGTAAACTTGCCTGGCGTCCTCGACTGTCACCACAGGGTATTCTTCGCCCTCAGGGTGCCCCACAATGGCGTAGGCAGTACCAAACTTGAGCAGGCTTGAATGTAAGTCCGCAGAGCCAACCTCAAGGTTGCTCGCCTTCCACAAACGGCGGGCCTCAGCGTCCCCGTTCTCGTCATCGTCAGCACCCGTCCGAAACCCCCCAATGCGCATACGCTCACGCACCGCAGAAACGGCCAACTGTGCCATGTTCAAACGTGACTTACGTTGAAACATACGGTACGCCTTGCTTGCGCCCTCAGCGCCCTCAGGCAAAGGGGCGTCGCCATTGTAGTAGCGCTCCAACAGTTGTAGCTTGCCCTGAAGTTTTGCAAGTTTCTTGAAAAGCATGACCTGGCCGGGGCTGAACTGTGTAGACATAAAAGCTCCTAACGAATACGGCGGGGAACAAAGGTGTTTTTCGTGGCCTCACCCTTAGACAAAGCCTGAAGCCTCGCCTGGTAAGCCAGCACAGCGCTTACCGCGCCGTCAATCTTGTTTCTTGAATCCGGGTGTTCTTTCGCAATGCTCATTCCAGAGCGTCCAACCCGTCGTCGCGCGTTCAAAATATGTCTAGTCAAAGCCAGAGAGCCATCGTGGATTAGTTCACCATCAATAACGGCGTCCTGGAACTGTTGAACAGCTCGCACCACCAAGTATGACCTGTTTCCGGTCATCCACCACTCAATAGGGTGTTGCAGGCTGGACTTGACTTTCAAATTGCGCCCAAAATCTGACTCCCATTGGGCAATATACGATTCCCACTTGGCCGGGTCTGCAAACATGCCCACAACTTTATACATTTCAAAAGCTTTGCGAACCTCAAAGTCAACCTCAGCGACAGGCACAGCCCAATCTTCGCCGGCGGGCCCTTCAGGTTGCTCCCAAATACGAATTTGGAAAATGTAGCCGTCAGAAACACGGCACCCCACAAGCGCTGTGGCGTCTGTGACGCCCTTAGAGCGTTTCCGTGACCCATCGAACCCCAAAGTGATTTCGTCGCCCTCAGCAACCGTCTGTGGCTTATAGCAGGCAGTCCACTCAGGCGCAGACAAAAAAGCGTCCTTGGAACTAGTGGGCTGGTTAAAATAGTAGCGTCGAGAATCCTCAGGCTCATTCCGTGGGTCATAAATTTCAGACACAATACGGTCTAAGTCCATCACGTCAGCAAAAGGCCCATACGCTTCACGCAAACCAGCAACGACCTCAGCCTCATTGGACAAATCAATGCCAGCGTCAGCCTGCCGGTGGTCAAAAAGTAGCCGTTGCCGGGTCGTCTTGCCCTCAACAATTTTTTTGGCCAAATTGTGGGTGGCCTCAGCCACACTGTCCTCACCCGGCAAATACATTGTGCTGGTTTCCAGTGACCACGGTTCAGCCATTTTCCGCTTGGCAAGATTACGTCGCACGGTTTGATACATCCGCTTCAGCTCTGGCCGGGTGTACAAATGGGTTTCGTCAAAAACCACCATTGATTCCTTGCCACCATCTTTGGCGCTATTGGACGCTGTGGATGGGATAATTTCGCCCCCACCAGGCAGAAAAATGCGTGTCAGCCCCGCCGCGTCGCGTGGCAAACCTGCCCCTAGAGGCCCCTCAGTGAGGTTGAAATATACGTTGTCGTAAGTGTTGCCCGCCTGGCCTTCCTCGGTCGCCAGACACCGAATGATGGGCGCTGTGACCAGCCTGCCAACCGGCTCCCCCACGGAATACTGGTAGGTGAACCCTTCACGCTCAAAAACGTCTGTGCCATCCGAAAAATGGGAGAACCTTGCCGGCCCCATAGCCTCAAAAAGGACAATGAACCCTGCCAGCTCAGACTTTGCCCGCCCCTTAGCCCGTGACAAAAATACTGAGTCGTAAAGACGCCGGCCATCCTCACCAAGCGCGTAGCAGTCAACAACAAAGACTGCCCACTCATCATCGAGTTGTAAATCTTGCCCCTGGACGTCGCCGGGCCCGTGGACACAAAAGTTTTCCATCCACCAGATTGCAAACCAGCCTAGGCTTGTTTCCCTGTCGTGAGCGTCCGCCTTTACCAGCTCGCGCATAACCTTGTCCTCGTTTCGAGTAAGTCGCTGGGCGTTTCGCTCATTGACGTGTTGTGAAAATCTTTGGTTCAGATTGCAACCTTTTTGTGTTTTTTTCCAACTCTTGAAAAAGTACCTGAAAAAGCGGGCCCCGATAGCAGTGTTTAGGCCAGTTTTTCTTGTCTAAAAATAAAGTTTTTTACAAAAAAGCTTCAAAAAAATGTTTTCTAGAAAAAGCTTTTTTTGAAAAGTCGTTTTTTGGAAGTACAAATAAATAAAGTTTTTTGGAAAAAAGTTTCAAAAAAATGTTTTTAGAAAAAAGCTTTTTTGAAAAACCATTTTTTGCCCCTAAGCGTCAAGCAACCTCTGACGACGCCCACCAATATCAGCCACAGGGGCCAACACCAACGACTCCACAACCGGCTCAACATAACGCAACCTTAAGTCACGCCTAGAATCCACTGTTGTGCCCAAAGACTTCTCACGCATCCGCAACTCAGCCATGGCACCAATCTGCCCCAGCGAAGCCTGAGCGTGAACCATTGCCGTGTCCAAAGCAAAAGACCAGTCAGACGGTTGCCACAAAACACAGTGAGGCATACGGCGCAAAGACGCCCACCACACATAAGTGTTGTTAGGGATGGGCAAATGAATCACGTCCCCCTGTGACGTCAACACCGTTCTGACGTCAGGCAACTCAGGATACTCCCCCACATACGGGGTGTTGATAACTTCGACCCAATCAACCGTGGGCTTGTGCCGTGTGACCGTAGGGCCACCAGACGGCTTTTTGCCTGCCATCACCATTTGTGTCCTCGTTTCGAGTGATTGCCTTCACGTTTCGCTAAGGCAAAATTTGGTTCAAATCTAAATGGGCAAAGCTGGACCTATTCACAGCCTTACCAGTCACCGTCATATAGCGGCCACTTGGGTACACTTCCACGCTCAAACCGTTCACCATGAAACGGCGGCCCTTCGACAACGACGCAAAACCCCAAATGTGCAAACCCGTACCGCTAGGGCTCACCTCCACATAAGTGTCAGGAAACAAGTCAAGCACCGCCTGGGCCTCCACAGTAGGAACCCCGTCATAGCAGTGGTCAAGGTCAATGCACACAATTCCGTCACCGTTCAGGACAAAGCCAAGCCCGTCACCCTTCACAGACCGCCTGGCATCCCCGTAGGTACTCCACGTCAAAGGATTAGTTGAACTGGCCGGCCTGCCCGTCACCGTGATAGGCACCTTCTTGCTGTGGCGTATCCACCGCGCCAGACGCCTAAGCTCCAACGGCACACCCTGGCCACGATGGGATTTCACGCGACAGTTAGACCCACAAAACCTGGGCTTGCGTCCACGGGCACCCGCCTCAATCGGCTGGCCACACACCTCGCAAATAGTCATACAGAAAGTTTATCGTTACATCACCCTAAAGGCAAGCCAAAACCAACAACCCTGCATCCCAGCGTCTAGGCGGGGGCAAAGCCTCAGATATTGCACACACAGCGAACTACAGCACCTCTCCGGCAGGGTGTGGGGGTAGGGGGGGAGGTGGACCCCCCACCTCTGTGATGAGGCCCGGATGTCTTTCCCGTTTGCGGTACATAGACCCTCTGGGGCCTCTTGCTTCGTTCGCTTCTCTCGCAGTCTTGCGTTTGTGGTGCCAAGGGCATAAGAGTTGCAGGTTTTCGGGGGCGTCTGTGCCGCCTTTAGCCAAGTTGATAATGTGGTCTACGTCTTGCCCTGTGTATGTGCAACCGTCAACGTGTTCACATAACCCTTTCGCTCTGGCAATGATTTGCCGGCGTAGGGTGGGCCAGTAGGGGGGGTCTGGCCTTCTCTTGCTACTGTCCCAGTTATGAGTCATGGGGGAGGGGGGTGTTTCTTTTTTCTTGCTTGTAAACATCCCACGCTTTGTAGTATTCGTCCCAGGCTTTCCGGTTGGATGCTCGCGCTTCCTCGTCGTCGCCTTCCGGTACGGTGTCCCAAATCTTTTTAGCCTTCACACACAAGTCTTTGTATGCCTGGCTTACTGGGGCTGTGTTGTTTGTCATGGGCTTACCGTAGCACCTTGAAAGGGTGGTATCAATAGTGATACTAAAGGGCCTGCAATAGTGGGGCTTGTAGTGACAAAGCGGGGCTTAGTGTGACATTAGTGTGAATAAGAATGTAAGTTAGTAACACTTTCGGGCCCAATGTCGCGTTACTCCGACAATACGCAATGGCGACTTACTTGGAAAGTGTACAG